ATTATCAAAGGAGAAATCATTGGATAAGTTATCTAAAGAAGAAATGAGAGCTAAGATTAAAGAGTTCTCTACACTTCTAAAAAGTCAAAGAGAACACTGGGACAAGGAAGATCAAATTGGATTTACATATTCTTGTGATCTAATCTCACAATCACTCATTACATTATACATACGCTTGGGCAGAGACTAATGGACTACAAAACTTCTGGCGTTGACATCATCAAAGGTAGATCCTTTGTAGAGTATCTAAAGGTATTGGCACCTAGTATTGGTGGGTTCAGTGGAATGATGGAAATTCCATCAGGATATGAGAAACCTGTCTTGATATCTGGTGCTGATGGTGTCGGAACTAAAATTAATATCTGTAGGATTGCATTTGATTACTCCACTATTGGTCAGGATCTCGTTGCTATGTGCGTCAATGACGTTATATGTTCTGGTGCTAAACCATTATATTTTCTAGATTATGTCTCTACCAAAACACTAGATGCTAACGTCAGTGACATTGTGTATGGCATCAATGTTGGATGTACAATGGCAGGTATGGAATTGTTAGGTGGTGAAACAGCAGAGCATTACAGAGCAACTGACTACGATCTTGCTGGTTTCTGTACTGGTATTGTAGAGAAGAATGATATTGTTGATGGCAGTAACATCAGAGAAGGTGATGTAGTCATTGGTATTGAGAGCAGTGGTCTTCATAGTAATGGATACACTCTTGTCAATGATATGCTGTGGAGAAATAAAATCTTCTACAAAGAGATGCCTGAGTTGCTTAGACCTACCACCATCTATGCCCGTCTCATTCAATATCTGTTGGATGAAGTTCCTATCCTAGGCATGGCACACATCACAGGAGGAGGACTGCCTGAGAACCTCCCACGATGCCTTCCAATGGGTCTCACAGTTGACGTTGACTATTCTGCTTGGGAGAGACCAGAACTCTTTAACAAGATCCAGGAAGCAGGAGATATTGTTGAGGAAGAGATGCGTAATGTATTCAATCTTGGTATTGGATTTTGCTTAGTTGTCCCACCAGAGGTAGTAGAGCATACTCAAACTTTGATTTCTGATACTCCGTTTGGTATGAGATCCTGGGTCATTGGAACAGTCAAGTAATTAAAATAAATAGAGGAGTTAAGACTCCTCTTTTTTAATGGCGTATTATTATCCTGAAGGATATTTTGGTCCTATTTGTGATACTCCTTTATCGGACGACCAGATCAGTAACCAGCAGAGAGACACTCCTGCTTTTGATGAAGGAGAGGAAGAGAGAGTACAAAATTATCCTGCCGAAAGTAATTCTGATGTCCCTTGGTGGTTTGCTTATAAAGATATAACTGGAGATCTCCCATCAGTACTCATTTCTACAAGATGTAAACAAAGAGAAGATGGAAGTTTTTTTGATTGTGAATATGAATACGCTGCCCCTGTAGATTTTCCAGAAATAAATGTACCTCAGGAGGACTTTGGTCTTGGTGAACAATTCTTTGTTCCTGTTATTACTCCAGAATCTTGTTCTCCATTTGATGCAGACATAAACATTTTACCTATTACCTTTATCACTCCTAGTGGTGGATTAGTTACCAAATATAAGAAAGAGAAATCATCTCCTGTTACTTACGCTGTCACTTCTACTAGAGGATTTACTGAAGTAGAATCAGACTTGGATGTTTCTTTTAATGATGAGGGAACTCAAGTTATTGTCACTGGAACTGGTAATGCGATTGTAACTTTTGAATTAAGATGGAATGATGATCCTGGTACTTCAGGTCTTTCTGTCGGAACACTAACAATTGAAGGGCAGTCGGTAAGTCAGAGTGGAGAGAAAGGGAGCACTGCTATGAGTGTGCAGTTATCACCAGGCACTTATCCAATATCTCTTAGTGGAGAATCTTCTGGTTCAGGATCACGGACTAGAAATAATAATAAGACAGTTGAATATGATGATGATATCGATCAGGATGGATTTGATGTTAATGCAACACTCTCTATTCAGAGTGTAGACAATATCGATGGTATTCAGATCGATAGTTTTTGGAGTGATGAGGGAAATGCATATGCTGTCTGGACAAATCCAGAAACTTGCACACTTCCTCGTGAAGAACAAGATGTAACTTATAGAATTCCTATTCTAACAGCAGGAACATATGGATTTACATTTGCATCTGATGATGGTGGCACAGTAATTATTAATGAAAATGATACTATTTTCAATAATCTACCTGGAGGAATATTCAAGAGTGGAAGTTTAAGCACTCCATATTCTGCAACTAGAAATTTGGATGCAGGTATACTTGAGATGACTGTCAGATGTACCAATTCTGATGCAGGATTTACTACCGATGGAGAACCATCTGGACTTGCATATGCTTGGTGGCGTAATCCTGGGGGTTGGTATATAAAAATCTGTAAGGGTGGTACTTGTGCAGGTGAGACAATTGTCCCTTGGGTTAGATCTGGTCCTCATCAGCTCTGGTCAGAATTTATGAACAACTACGCTGTGTATATTTCAAATACAGAACCCAGTCTTGGAACTCATACAACTTCTTACACCATCTATATTGATGATGAGGATGATTACTTACTCGAAATGCAAGCAGATAATAATGGAACAATTAGTTGGGATGGAACTCAGGTATTAACATCTAGTTCTTTTACTACTAGTTCAACGTATACAATACCTAATGTAAGTGTAGGACCTCATACTTTATCTGTATCTGTCACTAATGTTGCAAATGGTGGTACAGATATTGATACCTGGGGTAATAATCCTGGTGGTATCGCTTGGACATTAACTCAACCAAGTGACACTGTAACAACAACAGAAACCGTAACGACAGAAACTCCCAATGAAATTCAAGCGACTTTCAATTCTGATGGTGATATTGTTGTCACTGGATTTGGTACTGGAAGAATACAATTAATCTTTGAGTGGGATGACAATCCAAACGATTCTGGCACTGCATTGGGTTCAATTGAAATTGCAGGAAAAACTTTTGTCCAGACAACAGGAAAAGAACGTGGAAATGATTCATACACTTTTACTGCTCGGGCAGGTAGAACTTACACTGCGGTGATTGAAGATAATCCATCTGGATTTACTAGGAAGAAAAGCAACACCCGACTGTGTTTCTTTGATAGTGATGACGATGACTGTAATGCTAAATTAGACATTGCGAGTGTTACTTACTCTGGCACAGTTTCTAGTTCATCTACAGATACAAATACTACAACCATTGAAGAGAGTATTATTGCAAGATCTACAGACCTAAACATAGGATCTAATATTGACAATAATAATTTAATATGGCATACTAGGTTGGCAACAGGTTACGAATACAGCACTACTCAATAATGGATTTACCAAAGATCAAAAACGAAAATCTTCCAGAAGAACTGCGTAAAATTCTTGGTGATGATGATGCTGAGTTCGATGCTATCGTAAATCCTGCTGACATCATTGGAATTAATGCTATCAATTCTACTGAATTTGAAGATGAGCGATTAAAAATTGCTCATATGCTTATAAATTCCAGAAAAAAACTGGAAGACTTTAGATTTCAATCTAAAAAACAGTATAAATAAGAGACCGTTACAATATGTAACGGAATACAACAGTTGACGCTTACGAGCAAACTGTGGTATAATACATCCAACGAGAGAACGTCGATCTCTCTTTCATCCGTGGGTTCAACTCCACGAGTCATACTTAAAGGTAATTAAACAAAATGATCAAAACTGTATTCGCAGCAACTGCTGCTCTGTTCGCTTCTGCTGGTGCTGCTTTCGCAGGACCCTACGTCAACGTCGAAACCAACGCTGGTTGGACTGGATCCGAGTACAACGGTGCTGGAACAGACCTGCACGTAGGGTACGAAGGCGCTCTTGGTGAGAACGCTTCATACTACGTCCAAGGCGGTGCTACTGTAATCACCCCTGATGGTGGTGAAGCTGACACCGTTCCTTCTGGTAAGGCAGGCGTTGGCGTTGGTTTGACCGAAGCACTGGGTGCTTATGGTGAAGTCTCCTTCGCTGGTAGTGGCGACAGCGACATCGATCGCGGTTATGGTGCTAAACTGGGTGTGAAGTACTCCTTCTGATAAATAACTGAGTGACCTTTCGTGCGGTCACTCTACAAAAGTCGGAACACCCATGGGACCTCATAGAGGTCCCTTTTTCATCGGAGAATATTATGAATTTTCAAGTTTATACAAGGACTGGTTGCCCATACTGCACAAAAGTAAAGCAAGTTCTTGAAGGTAAGGGGTATTCATACACTGAAAGGCAATTGAATAGAGATTTTACTCGTGAAGATTTCTATAAGCAGTTCGGTGTTGGTAGCACTTTTCCCCAGGTACTAAAGGAAGGAATCAAACTTGGAGGATGTACTGAAACTGTTCGGTATCTCAGAGAAAACAATTTGATTTAACTAATAAATATTAACAGTTCAAGACACAGGAGGTTGGTTTCCAGTTCATTATAAACAATTTCTAGGAGGAAACCATGTTAATTGCACTAGTAGTTTTAGTTGTACTCGGAGCGTTTATTCTAGGGATTACCGTTTCTTGGTTAGCAAAAGGCTACGTAGAAGACTTCATCGAAAATGCGGCATATGCCAAATCAGTAACACATCCTGAAATGTTCGATGAAGAAGGTAACATGTTACATGACGAACTTATCTACATCAGACCAGACCCATTGCGTTGGACTGAATTTGAAGATGAGGATGACGACGATTAATTAAAGGAGTAAATTATGCCACGTTCTATGGAAAATAGTAACCCTAGGTTACTATTAAGTGAGATTTTGAGAAAGGTCTCCAATGCAAAAACAAAAGCAGAGAAAATTTCTCTGCTTCGTAAACACAACTCTACTGCTCTTCGACAACTGTTGATTATCAACTTTGATGAGAGCATTCTTTCTATGCTTCCTGAAGGAGACGTTCCGTACACGCCAAACGATGCACCAGTTGGCACAGATCATTCTCGCTTAGAGCAAGAGTATCGTGGTTTGTATCGCTTCTTCAAAGGTGGTCAAGATAAACTACCTGCACTGAAGCGTGAATCAATGTTTGTTCAACTTTTGGAAGGACTTTCTGAAGAGGAAGCAGAACTTATGGTTCTTGTTAAAGATGGTAGGATGAATGAAAAGTATAAGCGACTGACTAAAGCAGTTGTTAGCGAAGCATTCCCTAGCATCGAATGGGGTGGTCGTTCTTAATGTCAAAGAGTGTTAAAATGGTCCATAAGGACTGTGACCCCTCTCTTATTGAGGATCGATCACTACCTTATACTACATACATGGTAGAATATCTACAGGATGGTGTGACCAAATTTGATATCGTTTCTTCTAGTAAACGAGTTGATATTTTTGACCACTACTGGGATCTTTATAAAAAAGATTTTGTTAACATGACTCAGACTGAAGGTAGAATTAATCCTAGACTATGGACCGATCCAAACGAAAAGAAAAAGAAAACAAGATGACGATTTATCTTGATAATCGTGCATTTGAAGAGCAGGAAAAAGAAGAGCAGGAAGAACTAGAACAAGAAGAGCAAAAACAAGAGGCAGTCAAAGTAGCAGTTGGTGCCCTTGCTTTTCTTGTTAAACCTGCTATTATTATGCTATTATGGAACACTCTGATGCCAGGTATCTTTGGTCTTGCTACCATTGGATACCTGAAAGCATTTGGTTTGTACTTACTCGCTAGACTTTTTATTGATAAAGAATGACTAAAGTATGTTTAATCTCTGTCACTCCTGATGCAGAGAAGACAATTGGATACATTGCTCGTGTAAGTAATCCTGCAAATCAGGAGAATCCTAAAGTAGCAGGACTGCTCAAGTATTGTATCAAGCATGGACATTGGTCTGTGTTTGAGCAAGCGACAATGACTTTGGAAATTGAGACTACTAGGGGACTGGCAGCTCAAATATTACGACATCGTTCGTTCTGCTTCCAAGAGTTTTCTCAACGCTATGCCGATTCTTCTTTACTCGGTGATACGATCGCTCTCCCAGAACTTCGACTCCAAGATCTTAAGAACCGTCAAAACTCTATTGATGCTATTGACCCTTGGATAAAGCAGAAGTATGAAATCCTAATGCAGCAATACTTCAAGCAAGGTATGGATTTGTATCAGCAGATGCTTGAAGATAATATTGCAAAGGAGTGTGCTCGTTTTGTACTTCCTCTCGCTGTAGGGACTAAACTCTACATGTCAGGAAATCTCAGATCATGGATTCATTACATAAATCTGCGTACCGCCAACGGCACCCAGAAGGAGCACATGGACATTGCAGAACTCTGTAAGCAACATTTCATCTGTCAGTTCCCAGTCGTCTCTGAGGCACTTGGGTGGTGCTCTGAGGGTGATTGCGGATGCCCTCAACATCTTGACGAGTGCAACTGCATTCAACCTTCTCTGAGGATCGACTGATGTATGAAGAACTAAATTCATTTGAGGAAGCACTCAAACATTTTGGTACTAGAGTTGAGTACACTATTGCTATGGAGATGTCAAGGAGAATTACTCCTGAGGATGCCTACCAAATGATCAAGGACGAACTCAAAGAAGTTAAAAAGTGCCGTAAACTATTCAATAAGGAACAAGCATAATGCCTTTATATAATGTAATAAATAAGGTCACGGGTGAAAAACAAGAGTTTCGCAAGACTGTTGCTGAATATGAGCAATGGAAAACTGACAACCCTGATTGGGACAAAGACTGGCACGCTGGTGTCGCGGGTACTACCTACGGTGTACCAAAACAGTCTGATGGTTTCAAAGAAGTGATGTCAAAAGTGCAAAACGCACACCCCCGAGCAAACTTGAGCCGCTTTACTTGATATGCCAAGAGCACGTAAAAGGAATACTACGAGTAATCCTGTCCCCTCCAATATGACTGCCAAGCAGATTCGGAGAAAGAAACCGATTGATAAGTCCTACATGGTCCCTATCAATCCTCTGACCCCTAATCAAGAGATAGTGTTTCAGCAATATGCTGAAGGTCAAAACATTTTACTTCATGGTGCTGCTGGCACAGGCAAAACTTTCATCACACTTTATCTTGCATTGCAAGAGGTACTTGACGAATACACACCTTATGATAAAATTTATATTGTAAGGTCTCTTGTTCCCACTAGGGAAATTGGTTTCCTTCCTGGAGATCATGAAGATAAGTCTGCACTTTATCAAATTCCATACAAGAATATGGTAAGATACATGTTCAGTATGCCTGATGACAATTCATTTGATATGCTCTATGATAATCTTCGAGCACAAGAAACTATCAGTTTCTGGTCTACTAGTTTCATTCGTGGTGTCACGATGGACAACTGTATTGTTATCGTAGATGAGTTCAGTAACCTCAACTTTCATGAACTTGATTCTATGATCACTCGTATCGGTGAAGATTCTAAGATTATGCTCTGTGGTGATATCACTCAGACTGATCTTGTAAAAGAGAATGAGAAGTCAGGTATTGCCGACTTCATTAAAATTCTTCAGAGTATGCGTGAGTTTACTTGTGTCGAATTCGGTATCGAAGATATTGTTCGTTCGGGTTTGGTCAAATCTTATCTGATGACCAAATATAATTTAGGTTTTTAATGTTTAATTTTATTGATGTCATCCTCAACGAACATGTAGAGGTTGAACCTGTGACTAAAGACGGCACTCGTTTTTATCCCATCCCTGGTGCTGATAAATACTATCCGAGTGTTACCTCCATCACATCGTTTAAGAACGCTCAGTTCTTCCAGAAATGGAGAGCTAGAATTGGTGAAACCGAGGCGAATCGAATTACTGCTAGAGCAACACAAAGAGGTACTGCCTTCCATGCAATAACTGAAGATTATATCAAAGGACAACTAGATCTTGATAGGTACTTGGAAAATAATCCATTATCTGTTAGAATGTTTCAGTCAGCCAAGTCTACGCTGAACCGTATTGATAACATTCATTGTCTTGAG